GTTCGCGATGGACGGCGACCCGCGGGCACCCGGCTACGGCGACGCGTTCATGCGGACGTACCTCCCGCACTACTCGACGCACCCCGTGTCGGGCGCGTACGTGCCGCCGGCCGAGTGGCACGCTGACTTCGACGCGCAGGTGTACGGGACGCTCGGCACGGGCGTCCGCAAGCCGTTCCTCGCCCCGCGCGGCTTCGCGAAGAGCACGAAGGTGTCGCTCGCGACGCCGCTGATCTGCCTGGCCCGCGAGTTGAAACGCTACCCGCTGCTGATCCAGGAGACGGGGCCGCAGGCGAAGCAGGCGATGAGCCAGATCATCCACGAGCTCGACCACAACGACCGCTTGCTCAAGGACTTCCCCGGCCTGAAACGCGCCTACGTGAAGGGCCGCCCGGTCGCTGACCGCGACGATGACATCGCGTTCGCGAACGGCGGCCGCCTACAGTCGCTCGGCGCTGGCGGCTCCTTGCGTGGCCGCCGCAACCAGGAGCAGCGCCCCGACCTCGTACTGATCGACGACCTCGAGGACGACGAGCACGTCCGCACGGACTACCAGCGCGACAAGCTCGACGAGTGGGTGTCCAGCGCGTTGATGGGTGCGCTCGCGCCGGGCGCGGACGTGTACATGGTCGGCACGCTCCTGCACCATGACGCTGTGCTCGCCAGGATGATGGAACGCTGGGGCGGCGTCCGATACGAGGCGATGTACGACCTCGGCGTGTTCGACGAGTTCTATCGGGCGTGCAACGAGGCATACCAGGAGATGGGCGGCGGCGAGTGGGACGCCGACCGGATCCTCGCCGCGGTCGACCCGGAGATCGCGGAGCGGGCGGCGCAGACATCGACGTGGCCGGGGTGGTGGCCGACGATGCGCCTCGCCACCGCGAAGCACGACATGGGCGCGGCCGCCTTCTCACGCGAGATCCTGCACGAGCCGATCAGCGACGAGGACAAGGTGTTCCCCCGCAGCCGCTTCCGGTGGCGCAACACCAGGAGCCGCCTGCTCCACTCGGACGGGCAGGACTTCCGCAACGTCCGGCTCCGCTGTGTGATCGACCCGGCGATCGGTGAGAAGGTCACGAACGACTACACCGCGATCGGCGTCTACGCGCAGGTGTGGCCCGGCGAGTACGACGTGCTCGACGTGTGGCGCGGCCGGGCGAAGCAGGCGCAGCTGATCGCCCGCTGCAAGCACTTCGACCACGTGTGGAAGCGGTGGAACCCGATCTGGATCGTCGAGACTGTCGCCGCGCAGGCGTGGCTCGCGCAGGAGTTAAGGAACGCTGGGCTGTCCGTCCGGGAAGTAAAGCCTACGCGCGATAAGCTTATGAGGGCCGAGCCGATCGGCGTGCTCTACGAGAACGGGCAGGTCTACCACGACGAGGCGCTGAAAGACAGCGACTTCGAGTTGGAGATGCACCAGTTCCCCGTCGCCAAGTACGACGACCAGGTCGACGTGACGGTGTACGGGTTGACGGAGTTGGCGCACGCGCCACGGCCGCGGGTGACCCGGCTGTGACGTGTTGGAGCCACCACGACCCGCAAGAGCCACCTATGCTCGATGCGGGATCCCATAGGCGCGTGAGGTAGGTATGTGTCGCTCGCAGGGCGGCTGATCAGCCGTAAGGACTCGGCCGTGGGCAAGGTGTTCGCGGCGGTGCTCGGCAGCAAGGGGCCGATCTGGACGCCACGTGAGTACCGGCGCATGGCGAAAGAGGGCTACGAGGAGAACACGTGGGTGTACGCCTGCGTGACCGGCACCTGTGACGCGACGAAGCAGATCCCGTTCGCCGGGTACCGCGTCAACGACTCGGGCCTGCAGGAGCGCACGCGGAGCAGGCTTGAGCGGAAGGTCACGTTCATGCGGCAGAACCCGCAGCCCGACCAGCACGAGCGGATCCGCAAGATGAAGGCGCTCGGCGAGTTGGAGGAGATCGACGCGCACCCCCTCATGGCCTTGCTGGCGAACCCGAACCCGCTGATGTCGGCCGCCGAGTTCAAGGACGCCTACTTCGGGTACCTGCTCCTGGCGGGGAACAGCTATGTCGAGTGGGTCAAGCCGATGAAGAGCCGACCGCCCGTCGAGCTGTGGCCGCACCGCCCCGACCGGATCACGGTGATCCCCGACCCCGCGGCCGCGTTCCGCGTATCCGCCTTCCGGTACAAGGATGGCGCGACGTACGTCGACCTCCCAGCCGAGAACGTGATGCACAGCCGGTTCTTCCACCCGACGAACGACTGGTATGGCCTCTCGCCGATCGAGGCGGCGGCGAAGGCGATCGACCGGGACAATGCCGCCGAGGCGTGGAATACGGCGATGCTGCAGAACGGCGCGCGCCCCTCGGGCGCTCTCGTAGCGGAGGGCGAGCTTGGGGAGCAGCAGAAGCTCGACCTGCGCGAGGCGATCGACGAGCGCGCGAACCCGCGCGCCGCCGGCAGGCCGCTCCTGTTGGAGGGCGGCTTGTCGTGGCAGGAGATGGGCCTGACGCCACGCGATATGGACTGGCTCAACTCGCAGGTCTGGTCGATGAAGCGGATCGCCGCGGCGTACCACTACCCGCTGCTCCTGCTCGACCCGGAGCTTGGCGGCTCGTTCAGCACCGACTACAAGGAAGCCCGCCGCGCGCTCTACGCGGACAGGGCGATCCCGCTGTTCGGTCATATGTGCAACGACCTGAACCGGTGGCTCGTCCCCGCGTTCGGCGAGAACCTGATCCTCTCGTATGACACCGACAACCTCGAAGCGTTGCGTGAGGGCGAGGACTCGATCTGGGCGCGGACGAACGATCCGCGTGTCTCGCTGAACGAGCGCCGCGAGATGGTGGGGATGGATCCCCTCCCGAACGGTGACGTGTACCTGATCCCGACGACCGTGACCAGGGTACCCGCCGCCGACCTGGACACTCCCGAACCCGCGCCGATGCCAACCGAGGGCGGCAGCGCCCCGGATGACGGTGACGGGGACGAGGGCGGCAACAGCAACGTATGAGGTAGGAAAGTGGCAGCAGCAGTAGACCAGTATTCGAGCGGCGAGCCCGCCCCGAACAGCGGCGCGACCGGGTATTGCATGGCACCCGGCACCGGCGAGTCCTCGGGGACGAGCGCGGTAGCCGTCACGCCGAGTGACACCGTGGATCTCACCTACGTGAGCCGCGAGTTGTACGTCGGCGGCGCGGGCAACGTGACCGCGATCATGGCGGACGGCTCGACCGTCCTCTTCTCGACAGTCCCGGCTGGTACCCGGCTGCCGATCCGCGTGTCGCGGGTCAAGGCGACCGGCACGACAGCGACCCTGATGGTCGCGATCAGCTAGGCCGATGGTCGTCGTCCTGTTCCTGGTCGCCGGGTTTGTGCTCGGCTACTGGTATCGGTGGCGGCGCACCATCAGCTGGGCGCTGCGAGAGGTGCAGGCGTCATGCCGCCACTACTGGGGCGAGACATTCGAGGTCGAGCCGCGGCCGACCGCGGCCAGCTGGTACCGGCAGCGGTTCTGGAAGCAGTCGTGTGTCTTGTGCGCGGCGCAGCGCGACGTGAACGAGGACGGCTCGGTGTATGTGCCGCTGCGGGATCGCAAGGATGACGAGCAAACGCGGGAGTCTCCACACTGATGCGCGGCGTGGCAGGCTTGTGATGACGGCGGGGTAGGTATGTGCGCGACTTCCAAACGGCAACGATCCAGACGGGAATCAAGGCTCCCGATGGCCGCGCGATGGAACGCGTCGTCCTCGGCTTCGAACTGAAGTCGCTGACAGACGAGGGCCGCGGCACCGGATTCCTCTCCGTCTACGGGAACGAGGACAGCTACGGAGACGTGGTCGAGAGCGGAGCGTTCGTCAAGACGTGCGCCGAGCGGAGCGTTGAGAACCCGCTCCCGTTCCTCTGGCAGCACAACAGCGACGAGCCGATCGGCGTGTACACCAAGCTCGACCCGCTCCACGAGCACGGCCTGTACACCGAGTTCGAGTACGCGATGGAAGTGCAGCGTGCCCGCGAGGCGTTCGCGCTCGCCAAGATGAAGGCGTGCAAGGGCCAGTCGATCGGCTTCACGACCTTGCAGGATCACGTCGACCGCAGCACGGGCCTGCGCCACCTGAAGGAGCTACGGCTCTGGGAGGGCTCGCAGGTCACGTTCCCCGCGAACGAGCTAGCCGACATCAGCGGAGTCAAGTCGATGCTCGCCCGGCTCGTCAAAGCGGGCGAGATCGACCCCAAGGATTCACCACTCGAGGACGCAGCCGCCATGCAGGCACTGCTCGCCGAGATCAAGAACGGGCCGGCTGGTGCCACCCGAATCGCCGCCGACGTGGTGGCTGACATCAAGTCGTATCTGACGAGCAGGTAAGTGAGTGTCTGAGGAACTGAAGGAACTGACCGAGGAGACCAAGAAGCTTCTCGATCACGTCCGCAAGGCCGATCTCGAGCGTGAGGACGAGATCAAGCGCCTGGGCGGCGACACCGCCGAGACGAAGCAGGTCATCGAGCGGATGAACGACGACTTCGAGAAGCTGGAGAAGTCGCTGGATGAGGGTTTCGCTGAGATGGAGGCCAAGGTGCGCGCGGCGATGGCGCACGGCGGCGACAGCGAGAAGGCCGAGAAGGCCGCCGACACCCTGAGCCGACTGGCTGGCCGCGAGGTCACCGTCGAGCAGGCGAAGGCGCACATCCAGGCGTTCCGCAAGTGGTGCCGCGAGGGCAAGGCGGGGCTGACTCCCGAGGAGTCGAAGAACCTCGTCGAGGACGCGACCGGTGAACTGATCGTCATGTTCGATCTGGATCCGGAGCTGTACCGTGTCATGCCGCAGCTGAACGTGGTTCGCGGCCTGGCGCAAAACCGGACGACCACGCAGGATCGCCTGCGCGCACGCTCGATCACCGAGCTGACGACCGGGTGGGGCAAGCTGGAGACCGGTACCTCGATCTCACCGTCGAGCGGTACCCCGGCTGAGGCGTACATCTACGTCGAGGATCTCTACGGTCTGACCAAGATCGGCGAGGACGAGCTGATGGACGCCGACTTCGTGTTGGAGGCGTGGATCAACAGCTCCTTCGGCATCGACGTGCACAACAAGGAAGAGTCCGGCTTCGTGTCGGGCGCGGGTCATGGCAGCGGCCAGCCGACCGGCTTCCTGACGGCCAGCGCGGTCGGCTTCGACGGGAGCACCAACGTGAATGCGAACGACTTCACGTCGGCCTCCTCGACGGGCGCGGTCAACCTGGACGAGATCATCGACCTCGAGTTCAACCTGAAGGCCCAGTACGCGGCGAACGCCTCGTACCTGGTCAACCGCTCCACGATCCCCGTGATGCGGACGGCGAAGGACTCGAACAACCGGTACCTGTGGATCCAGGGCGGCCTGATGAGCGGCAACGTCGAGCGCGTGCCGTCTACCTTCAACGGCTACCCGGTGTTCCAGTCGCTGGCGATGGACAAGTACCCGACCGCTTCTGGGACGAAGTTCCCGGTCGTGTTCGCGGACTTCCAGGCTGGCTACCTGGTGCTGGATCGGCTGGGCCTGACCGTGCAGCGGCTGAACGAGCTGTACGCCGAGTCCGGCCTGGTGGGCTTCAAGGCTCACCGGCGTGTCGGTGGTGGCATTCTCCGCGGCGAGGCATTCGCCCGGCTGAAGAGCGTCCACACCTGAGTCACACGCTGGCTCAGTCGCAAGACCACGGGGGTCGGGTCGCTGACCCGGCCCCCATCTTTTTGGAGGTGCGGGATGCGGGTTGTGATGACACGGACGGTGCGGGTCGCTAACCGGGTAGAGCCGTTCGAGATCGGCGTGGCGTACGACCTGCCTGACCCGCTGGCCGAGGCGTGGATCAGCTACGGCGTTGCTGACCGTCAGGAAGCGCCTGAGCCGCCCGCGGATCCTGGGGATAGCCCTGCGCCCGCGAAGCGCGCGGCACGCCGCGACGCGGCCGCACAGCGCCGTGTCACAGAGGCTGGGCTATGAGCCTCGCCCTGCTCACAGCGCCTACCGTCGAGCCGGTGACGCTCGCCGACGTGAAAACCTACCTGCGGGTCGATAACACGTCGGACGACACGGACATCGCGGCGATGATCACCGACGCGCGATCGTGGATCGAGGAGCGCAGCGGGATCCGCCTGATCACGCAGACATGGCGGTGGACGGTGGACATCCACTGGAAGGCCCCCGGCGTCGCCACGCCGTCGAACGACTACCAGACCAGGGTGCCCGAACGCTACGGCGACCGCGTGATCCGGTACGGCATGTGGATCCAGCACCAGCCCTACCTGCGGTTCCCACTTTGGCCGGCGCAGAGTGTCGCGCAGATCACGTACCGCCAGTCGAACCAGGACGTCGTGTACACGGACATCGCGGACGTGCGTGTCCTGCCGAACGGGAAGATCATCTTCGACCCGGCCGCGCCGCCGCCCTTGCCGGATGAGCAGGAGGGCGCGATCACGGTGGATTGTGTCGTCGGCTACGGCGACACCGTATTCGACGTGCCGAGTCATTTCGGCCGGGCGATCAAGATGCTCTGCGGTCACTGGTATGAGAACCGCGGCCTCTACCTCGTCACCGACAGCGGGCAGCGCCTCACGACGGACGAGATGGCGGCGTCGGTGAGCGCGATCATCGGCCAGCACCGGAAGCTCTCCATCTAGCCGGATGCCGACGCTCGAGTACACCCAGGACGACCTGATCTCGGTCAGCGGTGTCGTCACCGACGCGAACGGGAACCCCGTCAACCTGACCGGGGCGCAGAGCCTCGTGTGGAAGATGTGGCGCAGGATCGACGGGCAGAACATCATCTCGACCAGCGCGACGCCGGGGAACCAGTCCACGACGCCCGGCTCGATCAGCTACACGGGTGACGCTAACGACCTGTCCGAGCCGTCGATCTACGCGGGCCAGTTCACAGTTAAGACGGCGGGCGGCGAGATCGTCAGCTGGCCCGACCCTGCCTATGTCATCGACGTGGCGACGAACCCACAGGCGGGGCCCGTCCCGCCGCCGCAGATCCCGGTGAACGGGAACATCGGGAAGTTCCTGCAGACGATCGATAATGGGATGGGCGGCGCGGCGTTCGCGTGGGCGGACACCGACGCGTCCGGCCTGCCCGCCGAGATCACGGCGCGCATCGCGGGGGACTACCAGGCTTGGCGCGTAGCGAAGCTCCGCGAGGGGTACCGCGAGGTCGCCGAAGCACTCCGCACGCCCGGCATCATCCCGACCGTCACCCTGAGCACGGGCGCGGCGGGCGGCCCCCCGCCGAGCCAGATCAGCGGCGCGGTGTTGACGCTCCCCCTCGATGCGAACAACCTCGCTGACGGGACGCCGTTCCTCTACCTGGGCGCGTCACAGTACAGCCTCGCCTACGGGGCGAGCGGCTTCGACGTGACGAACATCCGGCCGCGCGTCCTCACCGGCAGCGCGGTCACACCCCCGTGGAGCGTGCGATTCGGGATCAGCGGCGTGAGCCAGTTCGAGTTCATCACGAAGCAGATCAGCGGCAACCCCTCCTACCGCCTGCGGATCGATGGGCAGTGGGTGACGGAGGGCGGCGTCTACCTGAACCAGACACTCGGCTTCATCTTCGGCGCGCTCGTCTCGGGCCTCGACACCGGGGCGCACACGATCCAGATCGACTTCGCGAACGGGATGTGGTTCGGAGGGATCTACACCGCTCCGCAGGCCGAGATCTGGAAGCCCGCGAACCCGCACGCCAGCGCCGTACTCCTCTCCGATTCGACGGGCGGCGGCGCGAACGCGGGGAGCAGCCAGGGCACGACAGGCGTCGACGTGTGGTGGCAACGCGTCTGCGACCTGCTCGGCTGGGCGGACAGCTACAACGCGAGCGTGGGTGGTACCGGGATGATCGAGGTCGGGCAGAGCCTCCCGTTCATCCAGCGCGTCGCGGCTGACGTGACCGGCGTAGGCGCGGACGTGATCGTCATCAGCGGCTCGAGGAACGACCACGTAGACGATCCGAACGCGGTCGCGACCGCGGCGGCGACGCTCTACTCGACCGTGAAGGCGCAGAACCCGAACGCGCTCATCATCGCCATCGGCCCGTGGATCGGCGTGTCAACGACGAGCGACTTCATCTCGATCAACACCGTCGTCCGCACCGCCGCGCTCGCAGCTGGCATCCCGTTCGTAGATATGTGGACGGGCCTCGTCTACGACGCGAGTGGGAACATCATCATCAAGGGCGAGTCGTGGGTGACCGGCACCGGCTGGGT